ATCGTTGAAAATAGCAGCGTTGAAGGTAATTGCATCTTGAAAGGCAGCCGCGTTGAAAATAGTCGTATCTTGAATAGCAGCCGCGTTGAAAATAGCCATATCTTGAAAGGCAGCAGCGTTGATAACAGCGTCGTTAGCAACAACAGCGTCGTTATCAACAGCCGTATCTTGAATGACATCCGCGTTGAAAATAGTTTTATGTACGACAGTATTGCGACTATCAGTACACTGTCAATTTCTGGTCAAACTTGGATAATAACCATCACTGACGATAAGATGAAAATTGGCTGTCAAAACCACACGCATGAAGAATGGCGCAATTTTACAGATGAAGAAATATCATCCATGCATAAGGACGCATTGACGTGGTGGAGTGAGTGGAAGGGGTTTATTCTCCCTTTATCGGAGATGCATATAAAAAAGGTCGAAGCCGCCAAAAAAGACATGGAGGCAGCATGAAAACCAACAAAACGCCAGTGGCGCATAATGTGGAGATTAAGGGGCGACGCGCTTCTGCGGCGTACCTCTTGAGCGTAGGGTTTTGCCACACACCCTTGAGATGTGGCAGGAGAAATATCATGTTGAAATACTGGTGGCTGGTGAAAAAAGACAAACTGCAAATGTGGTTTGCATGGCGACTCCCGAAGTGGCTGGTGAAGTGGGCAGCGATACGGCTGATGGCTCACGCAACGACAGGTGAGTACGGCTCGACCATTGTCCCAGAACTCGCTGCGATGGACGCGCTGAAACGGTGGGATGGGGCATAGGGATGGCGCATAACCTCTATATACACGAAGAAATTATGCAGGCTATGGCGAACGTGCAGAAAAAACACGATCTGACCAAAACCGAAGTGGTGGCTGAAATGGCGCAAGCCATTCACATTATGTTGGAAATGATTGAACCATCGCTTCAGGCATTAAACCAATACTTTGAAAGAGCTGAAAATGAACCGCGAATCTGAAATATATAGGGGATAAGACATGACTAAATCTCGCAATATCAGGCCACCACGGCAATTTTGGTCGCCCGAACAGATTGAGTTGTTGCGAAAGTATTATCCTGACACGCGCGCATGTCGCCTGGTTGATATAATTGGCCGAGCACGCCGCTCGATTTATTCAAAAGCCAGTGAGCTAAAACTGGCAAAATCTGCTGAATTTCTAAAATCACCAGATTCCGGTAGACTGTCTTGCGAACAAGGAAAGAGGACGCGTTTTGTTAAAGGGCAGGAGGCATGGAATAAAGGGAGGCATTTTTTCGCTGGTGGAAGATCAAAAGAAACCTGTTTCAAAAAAGGCCACCCACCTCACAACGCGCATCCAATAGGCTATGAATCAATATCTGCCGATGGGTATCTGCGCAGAAAAATTACCTCCACCGGATGCACGCAACGCGATTATGTCTATGTCCATGTTTTGTTATGGATGTCGCACAACGGAGCAATCCCAAAAAACCATTGCATTATTTTCAAGGATGGGAATAAATCAAATATCGTTATCGAAAACCTTGCCTGTATCAGCCGTGCAGAAAACATGAAAAGAAATAGTTATCATAATTACCCAAAAGAGATTGCCACGCTTATACAACTGCGCGGCGCGCTTAACCGTCAAATCAATAAAAAGGAAAAAAATCATGCCACAAAAAACTAACAACATCGCCACCCTGCGCAACATCTTGTTTGAATCGCTGCTCGCGCTTAAAGTTGGAGCAAGCGCAGAAGATATAGCGCTGGCGAAAGCCAAGTCGGAATTAGCCCAGACCATCATCAACAGCGCAAAAGTTGAGGTTGATTTTATCCGCGCAAGTGGCGGTAAAAATAAAGGCACAGGATTCATGACGGAAAAAATTACAGAAAATCCGGCAGTCGAAAAAAAAATTCCATTGCCAGCCGGGGTTAGTTACCCAGCACCTGGTATAACTAGGCATATCATGAAGTGATAACTAATCGCATGGAAAAAAAATCTAGTATTATGCTGCCATCTACGAGATCAACAACCTGGTGCCGACCATGAACAACAGCGAATCACAAACATCAACCTTGGATGCTGGGCAGGATGCCAGCGAGAATAACATCACATCCGAAGATCAGTTTACTCCAGAGGATGCTGTCCTTTCGGAGCTGGGGCTGGCGGACGACCAAAAGACGGAGGAGGCTGAAACCAATCCAGCCAGCACCGATAATCCTGAAGGTGGATCTGAAGGTGATGCAGATCAAGCAGACCAAAAGGCTGACCTTAAAGATGATGCGGCTGCGCAAGAGAAAAAAGATGGGCTTAGCGACGCAGACCTAGCGCCGCTTGAAAGTAAAAATCCAAAGACCAATGAGCGCTTTCAAAAGGTTACGGAAGGCTTCCGGCAGGAAAAACAGCGCGCCGATATGGCGGCGGCTGAGCTGGAAAAATACAAAAGCTCTTTTGAATCTTTACAATCTCTCGGTTTTAATGATGGGAATGCGGCGGACGATCTGGTGCAGTTTGCTGGATACAGAAATATCCTTGCAACGGGTGATGCAGCCCAATTCCGCGAGGTAATAGCTGCGCAGGTAAAACAGTTTGAGCAGATGCATGGCAAGCGCGTACAGATCGAGGCAAGCGCGCTAGACGACTTTCCTGATCTACAGGAAAAAGTACGTGATTACGATTTGGCTGAGGATGATGCGCTGGAAATTGCGCGCAGCAGGTACGCCAAACAACTTGCCGAGCAAACTCAACAGGTTCAGCGCGTAGGGCAAGAGGCGGAGCAGGTTAAGCAGCAATCTCTACAAACCGCAATTGAGAGGGTTGGCGCAATGGAGGCGGAGTGGCGTAAAAGCGATCCAGACGCATCGGTTTTAATTCCTAAACTCAAAGTACAAATGGAGGAAATTGCGCGCGGATTCCCGCCGGAGCAATGGCCGCAGATCATCAAGATGCAATGGGCTGTGCTTAAAAAGGCGGCTGCCGATTTCAACAGCAAGGAAAATGCCAGCGTAAGGCCGCTGCGTGCGGCAGGGCATACAGCGGGTCGGGTAGACCCAACTAATCCTCAAGATGCTGTTTTGCAGGCACTTGGCTTGGATGAATGATAATAAAAGGAGCTTGTGATGGTATGCGTTGAAATCGAAATGAATGATAATGGCGAATTCTCGGTTGGTGTATGCCCGCCGGAAAACGAGAATGAGCCAAAAGAACACCTGCAACCATCCGCATCTTTGGATGCGGCTTTGGAGAAAGCAAAGATGATTTTGTTGAAGCAAAAAGCGAAAAGCCCGCAGGAAGCCGTGCTTAATGAAATGGGTATGGATAGCGCGGAATAGTAGCGTAGTAGCACAAACAGGCTGAACGCGGAATCGCCAACCGCAGGGGCTGTAGATATGGTATCGCCCGACCGAAGGAATGATTTTAATTTTTTCTAAAGGAGACCGTCATGGCCTTGAACGCAGTAGAAATTGCCAAAATTGGCAAGGTAGCAATTACAGCCTACGGTAAGAACAAGCCCGTAGATCAGATCAACGTAGAGCGGCCGCTGCTCGATGCCTTGCTCCCAAAAGCAAAAGACATCGTAGGTGGCGTGGATGGCTTTACCATCAACATCCACAAATCCAATGATGCAAATGGCCAACTGTGGAGCGGTAATAGCAAGGTAACTTACAACAGCCGCAATCCTAACGACTTCTCGAAGTGGGATTGGATGAATCACCACGACGGCTTCGTGCTTAATGAAGATGAGTTGAAGCGCGCTGGCATTTGTGTAACCGATGATATTGGTAAGTCCACCGCCAACAGGGGTGAGGCGATTGCGCTGACGAATATGATCGTGTCGCAGTTCACTGCACTGGAAGAGGGTGTAAAAGATCACATCCACTCGCTGCTATGGCTGAATGGATCGCAGAATGCCAACGCGCAACCTGGCATTGATAGTATTGTTTCAATGTCGCCAGCAGTCGGGACGGTGGGGAATATTGCTGCAAGCAATGCTTACTGGCAGAACTTCGCTAGTACAGGCCTAGCCTCGACACAGGCGGCGCTTCTGGGCGCACTGGAAACTACTAAGCGTAATATCCAGCGTACAAAAGGTCGCTTCACGCATATCTTCTGTGGTGGTAGTTTTTACGATGCTTTGCGTAATGCTGTGCTGGCATCCAATACCACGCAAATTACTTACGGTAGCGGCTCAAAGTTATCTATTGATATGGCTACCGATACCTTAAAGTTCGACGGCATCCAGATGATCTATGTGCCAGACTTCGATACGAACTTCGGCTTGGCTGCTCCGGCAATCCCCTGGACTAAGCGTTGCTATATTCTTAACCTTGCGAATGGTATTGAGCTGCATCGGGACTCTTTGGACTTCATGAAGATGCGTTATCCTGGGCGGCCTATTGACCAGTACACCTACCATTTTGGGATGACCTCGAAATTTGGTCTGGGATGCAGTAAGCGCAACAGCAACGCGGTATTAAGTATCGCGTAGTGGTATGCCAGCGCGCCATTATGGGTGCTGGCTTTTTAATTAAAGCATGGAGATAAAAAATGAAAGTAACCTTACCTTATCAAATGGTTCTTTTGGTGCGCGGCGAGGGAAGTAAAATTCCACTGGTCGTACTTCCGTACGAAATTGATATTCTCCACATGGTTCATGGGGAAGATTCGATTATCGCTATCAACGATACCCCGCCAATCAAGGAATGTACATTCGATACAGCCGATGAATATGCTCGCCTGGAGCAATACTACTGCGGCAATATCAATGTGAAAAATCCAACAAAATCTGTATTCCACACGCTGGCAGACTTTGAAGCCGCGTTCGACACCATAGGTGGCGCAGATAAGGCGGCTCTTATTGAAGAAGCTAAGGCGCTCGGAATCCCTGCAACAAAGAACTGGGGTGTAGAAAAACTCCAGACAGCAATCAACGAAGCTAAAGTCATCGTTTAATCATGGCCTTGCCGCTCAAAAAAACGCTAATTGAAATACGATCTGATATTCAATCAAGGCTTGGGTTTGGTATGGCTGGTCAGGCCGGGGTGGTTAATTCCGGCTTGATTGATTCCATGATCCGCTCCGCCCAGGATCAACTTTACGAACAATTTGATTGGCTTGAACTCAAGGGGGTGCAAGAACGACCTACAGGCGCAGACCAGCGATACTACGACTATCCTGTTGATTGTAATATTGACAGGATTCAGACTGTCAGCGTGCTGTACACCAGCGAATATATCCCGTTGCAAGAAGGTATATTGCTTACAGATAGAGGGCTTCATTCTACCGGAATCGTCCCGCTTAAATATGAGCGGCGAGATCAAATTGAGTTATGGCCAGTACCGAAGTCGGCAAATATGACACTCCGTATTGAGTACATCAAGATGCTTGGCGCTCTGGTGCAGAACAGCGACCGAGTGAGCATATCCCCGCAGGCAATATATCTACATGCCCTATCAAATGCAAAATCGCACTACCGCCAACCGGACGCTGACAAGTATGCGGCGCAACTCGATGCGCTTCTTGCCAAGCAAAAGGCTCGACATCGTGGTCAAGCAATATGGAGTAATAGCAGGCCGCGCAGCCCATATGATTACCCGCCAGATTCAAGTCAGGTGATTTAATATGTCAAGGTCTATCACTTTTGATAAATTTGATTTTGGTTTGGACATCCGCAAAGGATTAAGTACGTCGGATGCAAACCGACTGCGCATATTAGTAAATGCACATGCTACCGAGGGTAAAACTATTCGCAAACGCCCTGGACTTACCAAAATTGCGACGCTTGAAGCTGGCACAACTGGCTTATCTGCTGGAAATGGCAAGCTGAACACTTTTTATGGCACAACAGGAACAATCACGCACGCAAATCCATTGTTTGCCGCACATAATGTACGCAGCCCAACAGACCCAACTTTAGGGGTAACGAAAGTACACTATGCGGATATTTTTAACGGATTTCTTTATGCTGCGGTTGAATACACCAGCGGCGAGGTGCGCCATCACTACCTGGATTTAGAGGTATTCGATCCGGGGCAAACGGCCATATTTGATCAGAATTGCCCTAACACAACAGTTGTTACTAAAATCGCAAGCAAAATTTGGGCGGTCGGCAAAACCGGGGATACAGTGCGCTTTTGTAAAACAAACGCGCCGCGTGATTGGAGTGCGGTGTCTGATGCTGGATTTTTGCCAGTTGGTTTGCAGCAAACTGGCGCGAGTAATGCAACTGCGCTTGGTTACTACCAAAACAGGTTGGTTGTTTTCTTTGCGGATTCTGCGCAAATATGGCATGTTGATGTTGATCCTGCAAATCACCTTTTCTTGCAGGCTGTTGACGCTGGCTCTACAAGCCAATATGCACACGCAAACATGGCTGGCGATGTTTTGTTTCTATCACCAGCGGGTGTTAGGAGTATTACGCGCCAGGATATTACTACCAATGTGATTGATGTTGATGTTGGCTCGCCGATTGATCGTGAGCTACTTAAAGGCATATCAGGCTTATTTGCTTTTGATATTGCAAATGCCAAAGCACAATACTACCGAGGCGGCGGCCAATACTGGCTCTACTCGGGGAATAGGGTTTTGGTGTATACCTTTAGCCGCACGACTGGAGTAATGGCATGGAGCATGTATACATTCCCGTTCACGCTTGACTATATGGATGAAATGAATGCTGTACTGTACATCCGGTCGGGGGACAATGTTTATAAAGTTGATCGTAATGTTAAAACAGATGATGGCATCCTGTACCCAGTTGATATTGAAATGGCGTTTCTTGATTTTCAGTCACCCGGCATCCTAAAGCATATCCACGGGATGGACGCGGTAGTGACTGGCAATTGCAACATTGCGCACCGATTTGATGCGCGATCTCCTGTATTAAAAACAGATCCGCCCGTAACAATCAGTGGCGATTCGCGGCCTGGATACATGATTCCTGTAGAGCTTCTGGCAACAAATATTGCTCCCGATATTCATAATAATGACGATCAGGAGTTCGAGCTACATGCGCTCACCTACTATTTTGATACGCTCGGGATCGAATAAATGATACGCAAAGCAACGCTTGATGATGTTCAGCACATCGTTCGCATGGGGGAGCGACTTCATAATGAAAGCTCGTTCAGCTCAATTTTATACAGTGGGGAGCGGGTTGCGAAGATTTCTGCGGTGCTGATTGAATATGGCTTTGCCGTTGTTTTTGAAAAGGATGGTGCTGTTGTAGGCGGAATGCTGGGAGATGTAGTAACCCCGTGGTATTCAACTGAACGCATGGGGATTGATTACTCGCTATATATTGAGCCAGAACATCGCAATGGAACAGCCGCAATAAGGATGGTAAAAATGTTTGAGGATTGGTGTATAAGTATGGGTGCCGTGCAGATTAGGCCGGGTGTCTCAACCGGACATAAGAGTGCAGGAAAACTATACCGCGCTCTTGGATATGAGCAGGTTGGCGAGTGTTTTGTAAAGCAGATCGGAGGTTAGATTAGATGAATTACCTTTCATTTATAAAATATTTATTTGTTGATCAATTTACTTTATATTGCTTCGGTGGTGGTGGCGGCGGCGGGGATGGAGGAGCGGCAGCGCGTAAAGCGGCTGAAGAGGCTCGTGTTGCGGCTGCGTCGAAAAAAATAAACAACATTTTTAATGCAGCCGGGAGGGATGTTCTTTACTCAAAGATTCGCGATGATGCAAATAAGAAAGCGCTGATTGACCTGAATAAAGAGCGCGATATTACGCAGCGCAGTATTGGTTTTGATATTGCTCGACATGGATTATCTGGTGGAAGTCAGGATATAGATGCAAACAGACAGCTTACTGATACTTATCAGCAAGGCGTGCTGAAGGCAGCGAATATGGCATCATCTATGTCAAATAATGCTAGAACGGCAGACGATAACGCTAAAAACAATTTAATCAATAGCATCCGTGCTGGATTGGATCAGGGCAACGCAATCAGTCAGGCATATACAGGTATGGCAAACAATGCCAATAAGGCTACTGCTGATGCGCAGGCTCTGTCATTGTCTGGTTTTTTTGATCGCCTCAATCAGGCTAATCAGCAGCGACTATATAACTCAGGTCTCATAGCGGGGCAACAACAGGTTGTCCCTGGCACGATAGCCGCAGGCACTACGTCAGCAACGCCATCCCAGGGTTCTGGCTTAAAATATTGAGGTGATAATATGTGTACTGGAGTAGAGCTTACGGTAGGTCAAGCGCTAATGGCATCCGCTGCGGTATCTGCGGCAGGCGCATATATGCAGGCGCAGGCAGCGGAGGATGCGAACAATGAGCGCCAAGCCATTCTACGCGCTGCACAAGAATCTGATGCAAAATTGAATGAGCAAAGAGCTTCAAAGGTAGAGAATTTTGCACAAGATAATCTTGCCGTTCCGGTTCGCCTGCAACGCTACGATAAAGCAGCCACGACACGCGAAGGTGAACTGACTAAAGCGCTTCAGGATGCAAATGGTGGAAGTGTTAATTCCGGCGGATATGGCAAGGTTTCGGAAGATTACACACGCAAAAATGCGGAAGAAACTGTAGCCGCGGCAAATGATATTATGCGGCGGGCAAAAGCTGATGCGCGCTCCTCGGCATCGGGCGGCATGTTTGCGCAAGAGGCATCGCTTGGTGGAGACCTATCTAGTAGCATCGCGGGTATCACCTCTCAAATGAATCGAAACGACCGCTACGCGAGAACTGCGCTAAGAGGTGTTAATGATTCCGGCTCTTTGGTTGGCGGGTTGCTAAGTGGGGCATCTGGCGCTGTCGCTGGAATGGGAAAGAAAAAATAAGGAGCAACTATGCCACAAAGCCATTATCAGATCGGTAGTTCTCTCGGCGAAGCCTTGTCTGGCGCTTTCAGTAATAGTTCATATGATAAAGGTCGCAACGCAGGTTTATTGACCTCAAGAAATGAAGCCGCAGCACGCAAGGATGAAGCTGAGGCAAGCCTTTTGAAACGGCAAAATGAGCTTCAAAACGATGACAATATTTTTGCAACAGCCCTGCAAAGCGCTGGTATCAGCAGTGCTGATGCGCAAAAATTCAGAAACTATATGACCAATGGTACGGCTTCAGAACCACCAAAACCGCAAACCGGAATTGATATTCAATCAATTTTGAATGGAGTATTAAAAACAGGTGCTCCTACTAACGATTATTCTGCATTTATTGAGCCTAAACAGGTGGCGATAGCGCCTGACGTAACACCGCAACAGCGCCAACAATATGAATTGGGTATGCGCGCGCTCGCCGCCATGCGTCAAGCCCTTATGCAGGGCGACAAGAATACAACGAATGCAACAGAAACATCATTGGCGAATCTAACCGCATCCGGTGCAGGAAATAACGACGTAACGCTCGCACAATTACTTCTTCACGGTAAAGCGCCTTTTAGTGGTGCATCTACTGGCTCGACAAATGAAATCACCGGAGAACAGGCATTGAATGGCATTGGTCGTAGCCAGATCGCTGAAAATCTTGCGCAAGCGTTTAATGCAAACGAGTCGGCAAAAAAGGCTTCCCGCGAAGTGGAGAAAGCACCAAAAGCACTGAGTGACGAATATAAGTCAATTCGGGACGACATCCGTGCCGATTATAACGCCGAGTATCCGATTGACAGATATACAGGATTGCGCCCCAAAGGATCGGTTAGTTATGATGACTACACCAAGGGGTGGATACGCAAACACGGAATTAACGAGAGCAGCTTCTTTAGCCCGGCAAATCAGGTTGCGCAGCCAGTCGCGACTAACCAGGCTGAACCTAGACGTAAAATACAAACATATCCTACTGCACCATTTAACCCCAAAGCACGCAAGGCTGGAGATAAATACGACACACCAAAAGGTGTTTTAATTTGGACTGGCACTGGCTGGATTAAACCATGGAAGAAATGACCGATGGAGAGGTGTTTGGCTCAAAAAAAGAGCTATCGGATGAGGATGTATTTAGCTCAAACT